GAAGTTGCTGGTGCCTCTGATCACCCCAGAGCATATGAGGTTGCTGGTCAATTAATTAAAAGCGTCTCAGACGCTACAGATAAATTAATTGACCTTCAAAAGAAAATGCAAGATCTTGAAGAGGGACCAAAATCAAAACAAAATGTAACTAATAACAATGCATTATTTGTTGGTTCAACAGCAGAACTCTCAAAATTAATTAAGCAAGGTTTGATAGATAATAAATAATCAATAAAAAGAAGTACTATGGCACTTAAAGTATTAGCTACAGAAACCACTTTAACATCAGCAACTAACGTTAGTTTAGCAACTGTTGTTAGAGTTATCAATACTAGCACTGCAGCATTAGTAACTCGTAAAGATATTGATGGTGTTACAGTTGGTAGTTTTACAATGGCAGCAAATGAAATTGCTTTTGTTGAGAAGGATCCAACGGATACACTTGAAGGTGGTGCAGGATTTAAAGCAGTTAAAGTTGCGTATTCAAACTAATAACTTAATCTAAAACCTAACATGAAAACATTTAAAGAGTTTTCTGAGCAATTAGAAGAATCAGCATGGACTCGTAAGGAGGGTCAAAATAAAAAAGGTGGACTCAATGAGAAGGGAAGAAAATCTTACGAACGTGAGAATCCTGGAAGCGACCTTAAGGCACCTTCAAAAAAGGTTGGAAATCCCCGTAGGTCGTCATTTTGTGCAAGAATGAAGGGCATGAAGAAGAAATTAACTTCTAAGAAAACTGCACGAGACCCAGATTCAAGAATAAATAAATCATTGAGAGCTTGGAATTGCTAATTAATGGAACCATTGACACCTGAACAGAAATTAGAATTGTGCCGCGAATGTGAGCATTTTAGATCATCCACACAACAATGCAAATTGTGTGGATGTTTTATGCCATTAAAAGTTTTGATGCCACTTGCGTGTCCTGCTGAAAAATGGGAGCGTTGAATGTCTCTTAGTCATAATGAGATTTATCTTGGTAATCCAAATTTAAAAAAAGCGAACGTTGCAATCAACTTCACTCAAGATCAAATTGAAGAGTATTTGAAATGTAAACAAGATCCAGTATATTTTGCAAGAAATTATATTAAAATTGTTTCTCTTGATGAAGGTTTAGTGCCTTTTAATTTGTACGACTTTCAAGAAAAAATGATTCGTACATTTCATGAAAATAGATTCAATATTGCAAAGTTACCTAGACAGACAGGTAAATCTACTACTGTAGTAGCTTATCTTCTTCATTATGCAATCTTCAATGATAATGTAAACATTGGTATTCTTGCTAACAAATTATCTACTGCTAGAGAACTTTTGCAGAGATTGCAGTTGGCATATGAAAACTTACCTGTATGGATGCAGCAAGGTATTATTGTTTATAACAAAGGATCTATGGAACTTGAGAATGGTTCTAAGATTCTTGCTGCCTCTACATCAGCATCTGCTGTGCGAGGAATGTCATTTAATATAATTTTCCTAGACGAATTTGCGTTTATTCCAACACATATTGCTGAACAGTTTTTCTCGTCTGTATATCCTACTATTTCATCTGGTAAATCAACAAAAGTTATTATCATTTCAACTCCAAATGGAATGAACATGTTCTATAAACTCTGGCATGATGCAGAGTTGAATAGGAATGAATATGTTACAACTGAAGTACATTGGAGAGAAGTACCAGGAAGAGATGATAAATGGAAAGAACAGACAATTGCAAATACTTCTGCACGACAGTTTACTCAAGAATTTGAATGTGAATTTTTAGGATCAGTTGATACTCTTATTGCTGCCTCAAAGTTGAGGACAATGACATATGATGAACCAATGCATCAAAGTGGGGGATTATCAATATATGAAGAATCAAAAGAAGATCATGAGTACTTAATGACAGTTGACGTGTCTCGTGGAGTCAACAATGATTATTCAGCATTTATCTTATATGATATAACTACCGTTCCATATAGAGTAGTTGGTAAGTATAGAAACAATTCAATCAAACCAATGCTATTTCCTAGCATCATTCATCAAGTTGCAATCAATTATAATCATGCCTTTGTGTTGTGCGAAGTCAACGATATTGGCGATCAGGTAGCTTCAATTTTACAATATGATTTGGAATACGATAATCTTTTGATGTGTTCCATGAGAGGTCGTGCTGGTCAATTGGTTGGTCAAGGATTTTCAGGTGCTAAGACACAGCTTGGTGTAAAAATGAGCACTACTGTTAAAAAGATTGGATGTTCTAACCTAAAACAATTAGTTGAAGGTGATAAATTATTGGTAAATGATTATGAAATTATTTCTGAACTTACAACGTTTATTCAAAAGAAACAATCTTTTGAGGCAGAAGAAGGTTGTAACGATGACTTAGCAATGTGTTTGGTTATTTTTGCGTGGTTGGTAGCGCAAGAATACTTCAAAGAGATGACTGATAATGATGTTCGTAAAAGAATTTATGAAGAACAAAAGAATCAAATTGATCAAGATATGGCACCATTTGGTTTCATTGATGATGGTCTTGGATCTTATGATGAAATAGATAGTCAGGGAAATATTTGGATTGTTGCTGATGAAAAAGGATGGAAAGAAACTAGTGAATATGGAGATGTAAATTACATGTGGGAGTATCGCTAGAGAAGAATAATTTATAAATAGATTTAGAAAATATGACTTACTTATAGCTAGGAGATACAGATGGCAACTTTACGCTCCCCAGGGATTCTTGTTAAAGAAAAGGATCTTACAAACGGTAGAGCTGACGCTACTCTTAATAATATTGCAGGTTTTGCCGCAACTTTTAAGAAAGGAGAAATTGGAAACCCAGTTTTAATTTCAACAGAAAGTGAGCTTATTAATGTCTTTGGTGAACCAAGAGAAGAAAACGCAGAATATTGGTTAAGTGCTACTAATTTTCTTTCGTATGGTGGTACACTTTCAGTCGTAAGAATTGATACCCCAAATCAATTTAACTCAGTTGCTAGATTAGGTAACTACGTTTCTGCAATTACAGTTAACAATGCTTCAACAAATGGAAAGTATGTCAGTGCTCCAACTGTAACTGTTGGTGCTCCAACTACTCCAGGTGCTACTCAAGCAACTGCAAGAGCAATAATTAACGCACAAGGAAGAGTATCTTCTATCGTCGTAGAACAACTTGGATCTGGATACACTTCTGCTCCATCAGTTACTATCTCTCCAGTTGGTGTTACAGCATTGGGAACTGTTGCAAGAGGAACTAGAGCTACAGCTGAGGCAGGTGGGGGAAACCTCTCTGGAGGCAATTTGACTGGAAATGCTACTATCACTAATGCAGGATCTGGTTATCAGACAGCACCACAGATCACTGTAAGTGGTGGTGGTGGTACTGGAGGAACTGCTACTGCAACCGTAGCAAATGGTCAAATACAATCAATCGTATTAAGTGGTGGTACTGGATATACAACCGCTCCAACTCTTGTAGTTGCACAACCAAATGGCGTTGTAGTTACCGTAACCAGTGGTGGTACAAACTATGATGTAAATCAAAGTTATCCAATAACAGTTAGTAGTAGTGGAACAGTAACCACTCCGTTTCAAGGAACTGCAACAGTTAGTAATGGATCAGTAACTAACGTTACGGTTACCAACTTTGGTAATTTTAGTGACTTTACTAACTTAACAGTTACTTTCCCAGATCCAGGTGTAACCGCCACTGCAACTGCTGCTATTGCAGCAGAAGCCGTAAAAATCAACAACTCAGATGTTTATGAAGCGCAGTTCTTAGGCAACAGTTCTGGATGGTTGTTTGCAGGTAGAACAAAGGGTGCTTGGGGCAATAACTTAAGAGTTTGTGTTATAGATAATGGTCCAAAACAAAGTTTAACATTGTCAACTGAAAATGCAAACATTTTAGTTGGAGATATCGTAACCAGTGGTACTAAAAAAGGAAAAGTTATTGATGTTTCCACAGTAAAAGTAAACGAGACAGATTATACTTCGGTTCACATTATTATTGTAAATACTAACAATGAGTATGTACCAAATCCAGCATCAAACCAATTATTTGCTACAACTGACGTTGTTGACATTGGTACTCAATCCAATC